GACCTACAAGAAGGGGATCGAGATCACCAATGTTGGTGGTAAGCCCCGTTTCACAGCGAAGCCCGGTTTCGAGGATACTGCGTTCGCCGATCGCGCGAAGGAACTGAACCTCCAGTTGGAGGAGATCGAAAAGCGCCGACTGGAAGTCACGAAGCAGGCAGCCGACATCAAGAAGACCGACCTGGAGGCGCAGGAGAAGGCGGGCAAACGGCTGCAAGAGCAGATTGAGTCGCAGGCTATTGCCGCCGGTAAGGTCACCAAGGAAGCCGACATTCAGGCGAAGCTGGCCGAGGTGCGTCGCAAGGCGTTGCTCGAAGCTGGTCGACTGGAGCCGTTGTCCACCGATGCCGATCGACAGGCGTTCGCAGACGCGGCAGTCCTTGCGAAACGTAAAGACCTAGAAGCGGAACTAACTGCGTACAAAAAGCAGCAGGCCGATGCGGCCAAATCCATTGCTGCCTCGGATGAGCAGGCGCTGCGGTCGTATGTCAGCCGTGTCGTGAAGGCTGAGAGTGGTGGCAGGGCTGACGCGAAGAACCCCAACTCGTCTGCCACGGGTGCGGGACAGTTCATCGAGTCCACGTGGCTGGGACTGTTCCGTAAATATTTCCCGGAGCAGGCGCAGAACATGGGCCGGGAAGCGATCCTGGCGCTGCGGAATGACGCCGAAGTCTCCAAGAAGATGATCGAACTGTATGCGCGCGAGAACGCAGCCGCGCTACAGAAGTCCGGTCAGGCGGTGACGGAAGCCAACCTGCACCTCGCGCACTTCCTCGGCTCGGGCGGCGCGGCTGCCGTGCTGAAGGCTGCACCGGGTTCGTCCATCCAGTCGATCCTCGGCGGCACGCGCGCTGGACAGGCTGCCATCAACGCGAACCCGACCATCCTCGGCGCCGGGAAAACCCGCGAGTCGGTACTGGCCTACGCCGAGCGTCGCGCTGGTGGCAACGGGAAGGGTGGTGTCGGCAACACGACGCAGACCGAACTGGAAGGGGAAGCCCGGCTGCGGGAGATCGAGCAGGATCGCCTCGACACGCAGGAAAAGTTCAACGCGCGGATCGACGACGAAAACGAGAAGCGGAAACTCGCGATTGCTGCGTTGCAGGCGCAGACCGGGCTAACCGGTGAAGCGTTGATCGCTGAGCAGAAGAAGCGTGAGATCGCTGCTGCGGTGCTGGCGAAGCAGCAGGAGATCGACAAGGTAAACGCCGAGCGTGTCCGCAACGGGCAGCCCGAGATCAAGTTCACCGAGGAACAGAAGAAGGCGATCGAAGACCTCACCGCGGCGCAGTATGACCTGTCGCGGGCGAAGGATGTCGCGGCAGCCAAGCGTGCGGCGGTCGATGATCCCGTGCGCGACCTCACCGCGAAGCGTGACGCAGTCGGCCAGCAGATCCAGTTGGCATCGCAGAGTGGCGCCGGTGACCAGGTGACCGCGCTGGAGGCGACCTATTCCTCGCTGACGGATCAGATCAACGCGGCACGGGATGCGCAGATTGCGCTTTACGAGTCGATCATTGCCGGCGGCGAGGCTGCTGCGGCGACCAACAACACGACCGTGGCAGCGTTGCAGGCGCAGGTCATTGCGATCCAGAACGCGAAAGCCGAGTCCAACAGTCTCGGCACCCAGTTCCTGCAAACCGGTAGGCAGATCAACGAAGGCATTGCCAACGGAGCGGCAGCAGCGTTCGACCGATTTGCACAAGCCGTGGCAGAAGGCAAAGACGTAATGGGTTCGCTGAAGGATGCGTTCCTCCAGTTCGCCGCTGACTTCCTGCGGCAGATCGCCCAGATGATTATCAAGCAGGCGATATTCAACGCGCTAGGTGGCGACAAGGCGACGGGGAATGGTGGGGTAGGAGGCATTATCGCGAGTGCGATTGGTGGCCTGCTTGGCGTAAAAAAACATGATGGTGGTATTGTCGGCGGTGCAGATTACGGCCCCCGTAGCGGCCCGACGCTGGTCAACCCGTCATGGTTCCGCAACGCGACCCGGTATCACAGTGGCGGGGTTGCCGGTCTGCGTCCCAACGAGGTTCCTGCGGTACTGGAGCGCGGTGAGGAGGTGCTGACTGCCAGTGACCCCCGCCATCGCGCGAATGGCGGCGGGGGTGGTGCGGCGCCGAATATCAAGATCGTCAACACGTTCGACTCGGGTGAGGCTGTTGCGCAGGGTCTCAACACGAAGGTCGGCGAGGATGCGATCCTGAATGTGGTGCGGAATAATCCTGGTGCGTTTAAGGCGGCGATGGGTTAAGCCACAGCCGCCTGATCCAGCGCCTTCATGAAATAGCGCTTGGCGACATCGGAGACCGGCTTGCCGAGTTCCTTCACGGTGAAGCCGGAAGCCTCAATAGTGTCAGCCTCCTCCTTTGCGATGTCACCGAAGACCCAGCGCAGAAACACGCCGATGTTCTGGATTTTCAGTTCCAGCTTTTCCTCGTTGAGGAAGTGGTCGAGCCCCTGGTCCAACCGGTTGCTGGTGACGAGCGACTCGACCAGCTTGTACTGATCCGCGATCCGCTCGACATCCACAGCCGCCAGTTTGTGGACCTTGGTGACGCTGTGCTTCTCACCCTTCACCTTGAACCAAAGTTCACTGGAAGCAGCCAGCGTCGGCGTGACCATGCCGTTGATCTGCCACGGCTTCCAGACGACACCTTCGCCGATACCCGAGACGCCGAACTTCGCGCCGACCGGACACTCGGCTTCCACCTTCTCGGTGATTTCGACCATGGTGTTTTGGGCGAGTTCTGGCTTGGTGAAGTCGATCTGGATCTCGTAGGTGGGGAAATCGTGGATGCAGTAAATGGCGGCTTCCGGCGCCGAGATGGTTGGGCCATACCACTCGTCGCCGACGCGGCAGGCGAAGATGACGAACATCTTGGGAAGCTGCGCAATGGCGACCCCGCGCTGGATACCTTCACCGCACCACTCGCCAAAAAGCTGGATCTGGACATCGTCACCAAGCGACCATGCTGATCGGATGCGTGCAAAAATCTGCTCGACCGAGTCGCGGTGCGCCTCCATGTGGCCGGCGAACCCAGCATTGTCGTCGCCCGGCTGAAGAACGCGGTTGCGCGACAGGTAGGTGATCTTCCCATTCTGCTGGTCGATGCCGCCATTGGTGCCATGCAGCTTCACGGTGCCGACGAAAGTGACAGCCGTGGGAATGTCGACCCCATGGAAGGATGCGTTGTCGCGGACATGACGGATAACGTGGCGGAACTGCTCGATCGACGGAAACTTGTGCATGATGCTACTCCCTACTCAACTACAGGTTGAATAGGGCGACTCGACTTCCGTTGTCAACCAAAAGGTGATACATCGTCCGGTATGACAGCTTATGCGACCGGAACCGCCAGCAGCCACACCGCTGCATTCACGGCCCTGAAAACTCATCTGACATCCCACGCCGATCTCACCGGCAACGACGAGGAATGGGTACAGGTCTGGTCCGCAGGCTCGGGTAACGCCGTCGTCCTGAAAGGCCCCGGTCTCTCGGAAACCGATGAGGTGTTCATCGGCATGGAACTGGTCAGCGACCCGGCAAACGACAGCTACGCCATCCATATGCGCGGCATGACCGGCATCATCCCATCAGCCACCGCGCTGTCCGGCCACATCAACGTCAGCAAGCCCGTCGTCACGTACCTAGACAGCCAACCCTTCACCTATTGGTTCGTCGCCAGTGGCCGGCGGTTCGCCTGCGTGTTCAAGATCTCCACGGTGTTCGAGGCGATGTATGGCGGGCTGTTTCTCCCCTATGCCACGCCGCTCAGCTACCCGTATCCGCTGTTCGTGGGGGGATCAGCCGGGACGAACGTAACGAACTGGCGGTCAGTGGAAGACGCGCATACCCATTTCGTGTCGCCGTTCTACCAGTCGTTGCCGCTGCGTGAGTCGGGTGCATGGGTGCTCGACCCGTCTTCCCAGTGGGTGCGTTGCTGGAACCGCGGCACCGACCCCGGCAACCCGAAGGTGGCTATGGCGCCAGAGCAGTTTCTTCCGGGGTTGGGTGTCGCGCAGGAGGCTGAACTGGGGAAGTACGGCTACAACCTGACGCGCGAGCGAACAGCAGCCTGCTATGGCGGCGCATTTGCTCTGACCGACATCACGCTGGTGCAGGCGGTGCCGACCGACCAGTCCTACGGGGTGTTGGACGGCTGCTACCGGGTACCGGGGAATGGGAACTCGTCGGAGAATATCGTCACGGTTGACGGGGTCGATCACCTGGTCGTGCAGAACGTCTTCCGCACGGGGCAGGATGAGTATTGGGCGTTGGCGTTGGATTAAACAGCCACCGCGAAGAACAGCAGCCAGTTGTCATTGTCGAACACCAGCGGTTTCCGCTGTTGCTTCAGGTGCATGATGAATTTGTGCTTCCCATAGACACCGACATTCCGCAGCCCGAGCGCACGCATCTGCGCATCAGTGCGGCTGACCGTAGACTTCTTCGCGACCTGCTTACCGTCAGCATCCTCCCAGCGCGGTGACCCCTTCATGTGGCCGACGTAGGTCCAGTTCGATGCGCGGTAGATAGCACCCGTGTGGCCCATGAAATCATCAGCGTAGGTGACCAGGCTGACGAAACGACCATCCTGCCGGATCAACCGGATGCTGCGCGCCATGAGGAATGTTGCGGCGTTGCTCGGCACATCGGGGTGGATGGCGAGTCGGGTCAGCGCCAGCACCTTCTGCCACCGATCGCGGTTGACGCTCTGCGCGGCAACTTTCGTTGGTGGGAGCCAGATTGCGACGCCGAGCAGCCTATCATCACCACGACGAAATAGCCCGTGAGAGTAGACGCAGGTATTCGAGCAGCCCTTGCTGTAGTGATGGGCTACCACAAACTCGCGGGCAGCACGCGCAGGTACAGGTCGCACCTCATATTCGGCTGCCCGCAGTTTCATGACTGTCAGGCGACAAAGGTCGGCGAACCGTCCTTGGGCGTCCAAGTGATCGCGAGGAAGCCTGCTGGGATGTAGTGACCGTGCCCATCGACACCACGGATGCGGTGGCCACCGCTTGCGGATACGTGCAGATGAGTCGGCTCGGAAATCGTCAGAGTGTGCCCACCGGCGAAGTGGTAGGTGCGCTCAGCTTCGGCCGAGATGTCTGTGAAAGTCAGATCGGTAGCATTCCAATCGGTCATCGCGAATATCCTTTAGTGATCAACCCACGAACCGTTACCGCCCACCCTCGACCTGTCAACCAAAAACTGATACATCAACCGCCATGACCTACACCGTCGCAAACATTTCCGCGCTGACCGACATCCCGCCGCTGGTTCACGCCTTCGCCGGGACGAACGGCTTCACAGTCACCGGCAGCACGTCGGCGCCCATCGTCAGCCTGTCGGGGAAGATCGCCTTCCAGCTATCCACGACCATGGGAACCTACGACCACGACCTGAAATGGACCGGCCAGTCGGTCGCCACATCCACCGCGCGAATCCGCAGCCCGAAACTGAACGGCACCATCTCGGCGCCGGTGACCAGCATCCCGTCGAAGGTTCACCTGTTCAGCGACGGCACCTTCATCCACATCGTCGTGGAGTACGGGTTCAACAGCTACCGGCATCTGTATTACGGCCACATGGACATCCTCGGCGGCTATACCGGCGGCGAGGTGATCGCAGGATCGTCGTTCAACAATTCGTCGGCCTATCTCAGCTACCCGATCGACTACCGCCACGTCGCGAACCAGTATCTGTTCACGTCGAATCAGAGCGGCCTCGCACTGGCAGACTGTGGTGGCGTGAACGTCAACCACGCCGACAATCCAACCCCGTGGCGGCGCTTCCGTGGTCCCAGTTCAGGAGTCGCGTCTGACGGGTTCACCGGGGTGGAGGCGCTGGGCGGCTTCAAGGACGATGTGAATGACGGATACCTCGCAAGGGGTTTCGCGACGTATGCAGGCGTCAACCTGCTGGTGCCGATCAATCTCTACACGCCACTGGGTAGCGGGTCATCGGTCGACCACATTCCGATCGGCCGTCCTGCGGGGATTCGGATGGTGAACATGACCGGCATCGAACCGGGTGAACAGTTGACCATCGGGTCGGAGAACTGGCGGTGCTTCCCGGCGTTCCGTAAGTCTGACGCGCAGAGCGTTGCCGGGACGCCGAGTGGCTGGGGTGTCAGTGAAACTTCGTATGTTGTGGGTTATGCGCTGCTGGAGGATTGATTCAGCGGAACGACGAACGGCGACAGCGGACGAGTTTGGAGTGGTAGGTCGAACATCGGCCACACAGATCCGCGCTTGGTCTGATCGTAGAACCAATTCGCCCACGACTTTTGAACGTGAAACCGCATCTCGGGCTTGCCGATCGCGGGTCGAAATCCACGCCTGAAAGACTGTTGGGCCATGCGTCGCAGGGTTCGACCGTTACCGAATAGGTTGGCGCGTCTCATCCGAACATACCCCCGAAACAGATCTCCATGATCTCGTCACAGGACTCTCGCAACGCGATGTCCTGCTTCACCTCGACGAGCAGCGGTTCGAAGTCCTGCCGTTCGGTGCAGGTGCTGATCGCCGTCATTTCGATCTGTAGCAGGTTGAGGCTGGAGAGGACGCCGGTCACGTCAAGTCGCTTTCGATGTGACGCATGACGTGTCTGCGGATCGACTCCCCACAGATTTCACATGCGGCACCAAACCCAGAAGCATATTCACCACTCTGCCCTGACTCATTATGCTTCAACACATACCGACAAGCCTGCTCCGCTCGCTCGATTACTGCGTCGATTATTTTCTGGGTCGCTTCATCCATCTTTTCAACTCCCAATTGAATAGCAACCGTCTTACCGCCCACCCTCGACCTGTCAACCAAAAACTGATACATCAACCGTCATGGCAACCGGCGTCCGCATCACCCCGCTACAGGCACCCGATTCCACCGGCGACAGGCCACTGGTCGGCACACCCACGGCGCTGCACGGTTCCCGCGTCCGCGCTGGCGCAGTCACGCCGCATCGCCCCATCGCGATCCGCAGCCTGAACCCAACCGGTGTCCGGCAGACCAGCTTCCGCGACGACTGGTACAACCGGCTGCACATCCTCCCGCGACTCGTGGACTTCGGGGCTGTCGGTCAGCAGACGACCCGCGACACGGTACTGTGGAACGCCTATTTCAGCGCGACCACGCTCAGCACGGTCACGATCGTCAACAACACCGGCCTCGCGCTGTCAGGTCCCTCGGTGCCGCGCACCCTGAAACCGCTCGGCACGGTGACCTATGGCATCACTGCACTGGAAGACGGCGCCGCGACGATCGACAGCCGGGTCAATTTCATCACCGACCATGGCACGCAGACCGTCGATGTCTTCGGGACGCGCGCTCACCTGTGGCCGTTCAAACCGAACTGGGGTGAGTCGGTTTCCATCTCGGTCGAGTTCAAGACGGATAAAATCGTCACCCGCAGTGGCCGGGAACAGCGTCGCGCGCTGCGGAAACTGCCCCGTAAATCGGTGGAAGTCTCGGTCACCGCGCACCAGGTAGACCTGCGACGGTTCCGCCAGTCGATGGCGAAGTGGCAGAACCGTCCCGTGCTGATGGCTGACCCTGTGCGCCACAGCCGGGTTGCCGCGGTAATCTCATCCACCGTGCTGCTGATTGCCGATCGACCGGAGTGGCTGGTTGACGGTGTCGTGCTGCAATTCGGCGAGTCGGTGTCGACTGTCCAGATCGCTGAACCGGTGTGGGGTGGCTATGACATCGGAGACTGCACCCGCGTCACCCTCAGAGCGCCACTGGAAACCTCGGCAGGCGTCATCGTCCGTCCCACACTGGACGGGTTGCTGGAGTCCGCTGTCGCTGCCACGCTGCCCACCAATGCTGTCGCGCGCGTCGCGGTGACGTTCAACGTGACGCCGGGGTCTGATACGCTGGGTTACGCGGAGCCGGGCTACGACATCCTCGACGGACGGGAGGTGTTCATCCGGCGGCCGAACTGGTCGACGGCGCCATCCGTGTCGTCCCAGTGGCCGGTCGAGCAGGTTGACTTCGGCTACGGTCGCATCGCCACGTTCCGCCCGATCGAGTTCGGCACGGTCACCACGAAACAGACATTCGTGGAGCAGGGTCGCGACGATACGTTCGACCTGGAGTCGTTTTTCGGCCGTGCGCGCGGGCAGCGGGGTGAGTTCTACCTGCCATCGGGCATCAACGACCTGCCACCCGTCGCCGTGTCGCCGGCAGGGTCAGCGTTCATCCGGGTTGCAGGGACCGAGGTGTTCGACGCCTATGACGGCGACACGGTGCATCGGGCTGTGGCGATCTATACCGGCGGGCTGCGGATCTACCGGAAGATCCTCGGGATGTATGTCGACCAGGGTGACACCGTCCTCCAGACCGACCGCGCGTTCCTGACCGATATTCCGGTGGGTGCGATGGTGTCGTGGATGCCGGTGACCCGGATGGCGACCGACACGCTCCAGATGGAGTGGCTGACCGACACCGTGGCACAGACGCAGATGGCGATGCAGTCGCTGGAAGCCCTGCCAGTGGAAGACCCGATCGCGGACTTTGACGGCGCCGGTCAGTGGCTGCTGGAGGTGTGGGGCGCGTTCGGTGTGCTGGACGATCTCGATTATCTGGTGAACATCGCGTACCCGGCTATCTGGTGGATACCGGAGGCGTGGGTGTCTTGGGACTCTACGTTTGAGGGGCTGCGGGGGTTGGATCGGATTGTGAATCATCGTTACCCGGAGACCACCGCTGGTTAGAGTAGGGCGTCGAAGTCGTCCGCGATCAGCGCATCGAAATCACCCCACACAATCTCCTCGCCGACGTGTGACCGGATGCGCACAATCGCAGCAGCCGCGTACTCTGGGTCGCGCTCCGACAATACCCATCTGCGTCCCGCAGTTTCCGCTGCCACGCCAGTGGTGCCGCTACCCCCGAATGGGTCGAGCACAATGTCACCGGGATTTGACCAAGACAGGATATGGCCGAGTGCCAATGATTCCGGGAATACCGCCGGGTGGCCGGCGCGTTTACGGTGGGGAAAAACATCCCCTATGTTGAAGCGTTGCCCAAATTCAGGAATCTCGGTTGCTGCGTGAACAGGTTTAGTGCTGCCATCGGCATTGCGTACCGTTCCGTGAATCTTGCTACCTGCCCATTTGTTCGGGCGATCTTTTATAGGGTTGAATGTCGCAATCTTGCCCTTCGTCAGCACGAACATATACTCGAAGACGGGGGCGTAGCGGGTCTGGAGCGCACCGAC